TGCCGGTGGCGCCGTATCCGGAATCACTTGGACCGTGAACCAAAACGATCCTTCATCACTCATCACCGCGCTCTACGGTGCCGCAGTGAATATCCTCAGCGCTACCAACTTCCTCCCTGACACGATCTTCGTGTCGAGCAATGTCTGGGAATTGTTGGGACGCCAACTCGACGCAGAAAAGCGACCTGTATTCCCGTACACCGGCGCCGCTGGTCTCATGGGCGTAAACGGAATGGGTACCGCGAATGTCACCGTCGCTAACACCTTCAACCCGTTCGGCCTGAACCTCGTAGCGGATCGCAATTTCGCCGCTAACACAATGGTCGTGGCTCGTGCTCGTGCAATCGAGTATTATGAGTCAGTGCAGGGCCTCCGCAGCGTCGAGGTACCGTCCACTCTGGGCAGGACCTTCAGTTACTACGGTTACGCATCCCTTTTCGTCGCCGACAATACCCAAGTCCAAAAAATCGCGCTGGCTTAGTCGGAGGCGGGACTACCGCTCATGGCTACCTATCAAGTCACGCATAAACAACTGTTAGATGGCTACGCCGTACTTCAAACTCTCACCCCTACCGAGTTTGAAGTCGGCCAGTCTCTAACGGTTGCCGGGATCACGGGCTTCAACGGCACCTATACGATTTACGCGCTTCCGCAGTTCGCGTTCATCGGCATAGACAGCGAAGGCGATCTTCTTTTCGACTACGAGATCCCAATCGCGAACCAAGTTCTGTTTGCGCTCAACGCAGCCGATGTGAACCGGACCGCCGCTAGCGGAACAATCACTTACGCCCCAACCTGCACTTGGATCGATGCGAACGACATCGCCACTTGGCTCTATCTCACACCGGCAACGGCTGGAGATCTTGCTTTTCTTACGAGTTGCGCGGCAGCCGCGAACGCGACCTGCTATCGCAAAAGACAAGAGGCCGGCTATGCGGCGGATAGTTTGACTACTCCACCTTCAGCCGATGTGGAACTCGCGACGACGATCCTCGGCGGAACTCTCTATCGGAGCCGTTCGAGCATGGATCAGATCGCGTCTTACGACGGGATGGGCGTATCGGCGACCGTTGGTATCACCTCACAGATCAAGATTCTGTTAGGTATCCCGCGCGCACAGGTGGCCTAATGGCCTACACCGATCTCTTTAATGAGGCGTTCGACGATCTCTGCACGACACTCGGCACGATCACTGGGCTCGCCGTTATCAACGACCCGCGAAACATGCGCCCAAATTGTCTGCTAGTGAACCCCCCTTCTTTTACCGCCTTCAACTTCAACATCGCAAAGTTAGAATTCTCGTGTCTCATGGTGTCAATGGGTCCGAGCAACCTTGACGCGATCCGGCCACTCATGGAAGCCTGCGGAGCGCTCCTCAATAAGAAAGTAGCGGTGATCGCGGGACGCCCTACCAGCGTCGAGATCGGTGGCGTCCTAATGCCGGCCTACGACCTAACGATCGAGATGCAAGCTCAGACCGCGTGAGAATCCACCGATGACCGACCAAAATAACCTACTATCGAGAAAGAACTAAGGAGCAATCATGGCATCATCAACTTACCTATCGAACCCAGTCGTCACTATCGCAAGCGTGGATTTGTCGGATATGTGCTCCGCCGCCACCTTGACATATCTAGTGGAGAGTCTTGAAGATACGGCGTTCGGAACTAACTCAAGGTCCTACACGGCGGGCCTTGTCAATAATGAGGTCACGCTAACCCTTTACGCCTCATTTGCCGCCTCTGAAACTTATGCGACACTTTTCAATCTAGTCGGCAGTAAGACCACCGTCACCTTGACACCAACAACCGGAGCGGAATCGGCGACGAATCCGAAGTTCATTCTTACCGGTTGCTATCTCGAATCGTTGCCGGTCATCAATGCGTCCTTGGGAGAACTCTCGACCTACGATGTGACTTTCACGGGCGGCGCGCTAACAATCGACACCACCGCATAAACACGGCTCCGAGCCGACTAGGAGAAAAATGAGATTCAAGATCAAGTTCACACGCGAACCCGGCGCCGACCCGGAGTTCTACTACACGAACTTCTTTATCATTACCGAATGGGAAAGGATCATGCATCGCAAGGTGCAAGACCTTACCGCGCCGATGGCGAGCGATTGGGGCTGCTGGATGTGGTTGATCCTCAAACTCAAAGGAGAACCAGTCGGAGATAACTGGAACGACTGGATCAAAAAAAACCCGGACATCGATATCGTCCCAATCTTGAATGAGACCAACCCAAACCCTACGGACGCGGCACCTACCGCCGCCAACTAGCCGAGATTCTCTGCGCGGTCGGTTGGTGGCCGCCAGACATACCCTTTGACGCTCGCGACCTCCACACAGTCGCTACTGTTATGAAAGAAGCGAGCAAAAGGAACAAAAGATGAGCGTAGATCTATCCGTCCCCGTGTACGGGATCAAAGACGCCATCAAACAACTCAACAGCATCGAGCCCGGTCTCCGGACTCAAATCACTCGCGACTATAGGCGAATTGCGAAACCCGTGATTGAGGACGCGCGTCGTATGGTCCCGACCTCTGTTCCGCTATCCGGCATGAATAGAAACTGGACCACGGCCTCCGGCTTCAAAATATTCCCTTGGGAGGTTGGTCACAAACAGCCGATTAGCGCAAAGATCAACACCCGCAAAATCACCGAGTACGCCGGCTTCAAGCGCAATGTCGGAACCTTCAATATTCGCTATTCAGGACCCGTGCCTCAACTATTCGACATGACTCGCCGAGGCTCACTAGGTGCCGCACTCACCGCCAAATATGGAGCCGCATCTCGAATCATGTGGCCTGCCTACGAGAAAAACGCGAGCACCGTTCTAGTAGAAATGGCCGCCCTCGTTGAGCAGGTCATTGAGAAAGTGAATCGAAAGGTCGTCCAATAATGGCATCCGTAAATATCCCGATCGTCTCCGAGTTTGACTCAAAGGGGATAGACCGCGCGATCAAAGAGTTCAAGTCGCTGGAGGGCGTTGGTGCTAAGGCGCAGTTCGCACTTAAGAAGGCAGCGGTCCCTGCGATCGCGGCACTCGGTGGACTAGCGGCAGCCGCCGGTCCTGCAATAGCCGCCGCATCGGATCTCGGTGAAAACCTTTCCAAGGTTGGTGTGATCTTTGGAGATAGCGCGAAAGAGATCGAGGATTTTGCCTCAACCGCTGCAACCTCACTTGGCCAGTCAAAGAACGCCGTTCTACAGGCCGCCGGTACCTTTGGCACTTTTGGAAAGGCGGCTGGACTCGGTGGAAAAGACCTCGCCGATTTTAGTAACAATTTCACCGCACTCGCATCAGATCTAGCGTCATTCAACAACACGACACCTGAGGAAGCGATCAATGCGATCGGCTCCGCGCTTCGAGGTGAGTCCGAACCTCTCCGCCAGTACGGTGTACTTCTCAACGACGCCAAGCTCAAAGCGGCCGCGCTGGAGTTAGGTATCTATTCTGGTAGTGGAGCACTAACAGACCAGCAGAAAATCCTCGCCGCGCAAAAAGTAATTTACGACGAAACCGGCGACGCCCAAGGCGACTTTGCTCGAACCTCCGACGGCCTAGCAAACAGCCAGCGCCAACTTAAAGCACAAATGGAAGACCTACAAGTTTCTATCGGTCAGGCGCTCCTCCCCGTGGTCGAGGCGATCCTGCCACTCGTCAAGGACTTCGCGCAATGGGCAGCCGACAACCCGCAAACCTTCACCTATATCGCCGGCGCGATTGGTTTAGTTGCAGCCGCAATAGTCGCGACCAACATCGCTATGGCGCTCAACCCGTTCGCCTTAATCGCGGCAGGAATTGCGCTACTCATCGGCGGCCTCATCGTTGCATACAACAAGTTCGAATGGTTTAGGGACGGGATCAATGCAATCGTGAACACGGTAATCGGATTCTTTGCCGGCATGGTGAACGCCGCGATCGGTGCCGTGAACGCCATCATTTCGGCTTATAACTCAATCCCTCTGTTGCCGGATATCCCAAAGGCGCCGACCGTCCCCGTTCCACAGTTAGGCACCAAACCAGCACCGACTCCAAGTATTCGAGGAATTCGAGCGTTCGCCGATGGCGGAATCGTGACACAGCCGATGCTCGGTCTTGTGGGCGAGGCCGGACCGGAGGCGATTATCCCTCTGAGCCAATACAACAGGGGCGGCGGGGATATCCATATCAACATCAACGGCGGACTAGCCACCTCCGCAGAAATAGGTCAAGCCGTACTCAATAGCCTCCGAGCCTATTCACGATCGGCCGGACCACTAGAACTTTCTATCGCATGAGCGGCGTCTCGGTAGTTGAGTCCGGAAACTACGATCTACAAATCGCGACCGGCTTTCTAGTCGATGCATTCACGCTCGACGATCCTCTTAGGGGTCTCCTCGATTCCACTGATTATGTACTAGACGGGACGACCGAATTCGCCAGCGTGTTAGACGGAACTACACAGGTCACAGTGAAACGCGGCCGGCGCGATGTTGGCGACGCCTTTTCTACCGGCACACTTACGGCGACACTCCTCGATGTGGAAGGGATCTTCAATCCGTTCAATCAGGACTCGCCCTACTACGACACACCAGACGCAAAACCCGGATTAGCACCACTCCGAGCCGTCAAACTAATCCGATACGACATCGCCGACAACCCGGAGCAACTCTTCAACGGTTACATCGTGAACTACGACTACAACTTCGAGCTTGGAGGACTCTCGACCGTCACCGTATATGCGGCAGACCAGTTCTATCTACTCAGTCAAACCGCACTAGACGCGCACAATGTGGACCCTGAAACCTCCGGAGAACGAATCGAAACGGTGCTCGACTATCCCGAAGTTGATTTCCCGTTGCTCGCCAGAAACATTGACACTGGCACCGTAAACCTAGGCCACGACAGCGCCTACAACATCGAAGCCGGAACAAATGTCCTGACCTATATCACACAGATCAACCAAACCGCTGAGTTCGGCCGACTCTTTATGAGCAGGGCTGGCGTGCTGAACTTCCAACCGAGAATCGGAGCAACACTAGCCAACCCGGTAATCGAGTTTGACGACGAAGGTAATCACTCGCCCTTCAACGGCGTTGGAATCACCTTCGAAGCAGATCAGGTAGTCAATCGCGCGGTAGTCACCGGGCTAAACGGCACCACTTCTATCGCTAGCGATCCGACCTCGATAGCAACCTACTTTATTCAAAACACCTCAATTCTCGGATCTTTGCTACACCAGCAAGGTGAGATAGACACCGCCGCCGCATATTTACTAAATCCTGAACCCGAAGCTCGCTACACCACCGTTGAGACCGCCTTCCTCATGCTCACCAACGCGGAACGCGACGATTTAGCAACCATAGAAATTGGCGACACGATCTCAATATCTAAGACATTCCCGACCGGAAACACGACGAGCGTCCTCGCCCAAGACCTCAGTATTGAAGGAATTGAGCATCGGATCAACTTGAGCACCGGCCACAGCGTTACCCTCTTCACGGCACCTACGACGATCGTCTTCCAACTGATACTAGACGACCCGCTCTATGGCCGACTTGACGAGGAAAATGTCTTAGGATAGGAGCACTATGGCAACACCGACCACACTCCCTGCGAGTTTCGTAGCAGGCAATGTCCTGACCGCATCGCAGATGAACTCGCTAAGAGGCGCGTTCCGCATTTTGCAAGTAGTTAGCACAGTGAAATCAAACCAATTTACGACAACCAGCACAACATTCACCGACATCACAGGACTAACCGCAACGATCACGCCATCCTCAACATCGAGCAAGATTCTGATTTTGGCAATGGTAAATATTTCATCTTCATTATCATCGGGTGATTCGATATCCGTCAGGCTCAATGGCGGTAATTCTTCAACCTTCGTAGGTGACGCAGCCTCCAGCCAAGTTCGCGCAGCATTGTTTAGTAACAACCGCGCCGACTGGGGCGTAACCCATTCCATTCTGCCGGGAACAATTATCTACCTAGATAGTCCAGCAACCACATCGGCAACCACTTACGCGGTGCAGGGTCGAGCAAACACGCAGGGAACTTTTGCCTGCAACTTTTCAGGAAATAATAACGGAACGGCAACATTTAGCACCGTCCCATCAAGCATCACGGTTATGGAAATTAGCGCATGAGCACAAATTATTATTTAGTATTAAGCACCAATTACTCAACATCGCAATGGTCGCTAGATGGCGATTCCTACGACGGCCTTGATTGGTTAGACGAATCACCAAAACCAACGCAAGCCCAACTAGACGCACAATGGCCAGAAGTTCAATATCAAAATGAATATGAGTTAGTGAGTCAAACGCGCCACAACGAGTACATCGCTAAAAGCGACCCGATCTTCTTTGAGTG